CATAGAAATTTGCTCCGTTTTCCAGATTTGTGGAGATGAAGATGAAAAAACTAACTATTGCGGTCATTTTGATGTTTGTGGCGATGTCGCGAGGATGGGCCGCGGATTGCTCTGTGTCGGAGTTCAGCTCCTTGATAACAGACTTCGGCGGCACTCCCGTCCAGATAGCGCTGGTGCCGAGTCCCTCGCCGACGACACAAATTCTCAGCGCAACCACGGCCACGGCGGTTACTAACCCTTTTTCTTCCGGCACCCGCTTTCTATGGATTAACTGTGATGAAGTCATGCACATCCAGGTCGGCACGACTCCGGCGACCGGGCTGTCCACTAACGATTTTCGTATTCCGCCTGGCGGGTTCTGGATTGGCCTTCGACTTGGCGACGTCAATGATGGAACATTGAAAATAGCCTTCTGCGATATTGATTGCGCATGATTCTGAGGGGCGGCCTCATTACCTCCTAAGGTGGCCTAGCAGTGTCACCTGCCACAAGGCCGCCGCTCCCTATACGCGCATTACCCCTAGATTGTGCAAGTGCGCGCCTTGGGCAAACCGGTGAGGCCGGGTAACATAAGAAGCCGGCAAGCGGCGGCAACTGCCTGGAGAGATGAATGCCTGAAATCTCGGCATCAAAGTATCTGGTCAACGCGGGATGGGAAGATGTGCCCCATCTCGATGCGAAAACCAAGGCAGAACTACTCGCGGCCACCCCGCCGCATCTGCGTGATGCCCGTACCAAGGGCGAACCGAGCCTCGGTGCCGGTGCTATCTACCCGGTCGAACTCTCGGAGATCCTGGTTGATCCATTCCAAATTCCACCGTTCTGGCCGCGCTGCTATGCACTCGATGTCGGCTGGAACCGCACCGCGGCGCTCTGGGCTGCGCTCGATCGACAAACCGATTGCTGGTATCTCTTTACCGAGCACTATCGAGGGCAGGCCGAGCCCTCCATTCATTCGACCGCCATCAAGGCGCGTGGTGAGTGGATTCCGGGCCTTATCGATCCGGCCGCCCGCGGCCGCAGTCAGGACGATGGGACGCAATTGCTTGCTACTTATCGCAATCTAGGGCTGACCCTCACCGAATCAGCGAACGCGCTCGAGGCCGGTATCTACGACGTCTGGCTGAGACTATCGACGCAGCGCCTGAAAGTGTTTCGCACTTTGATGAATTGGCAGGCAGAATACCGATTGTACCGTCGTGACGAGAAGGGTAATGTCGTCGATGACTTCAATCACCTCATGGATTGCATGCGCTACATAATCCTTTCTGGTCGCGATATCGCGATGCCCTATCCGGTCAAGAAGGAACTGGGCACATCTCGCCTGGCGGGTGATCCAGCAACGGCATATTGATGGCAAGTAACGCAAAAGAAACCCAGGACGGCGCCACCGCCAAAGGCCAGCAGCTCGACGATAGACTGGCGGCAATCATTGGCCGGCTGGACCGCGAAGCCGAGGAACGTGTTGGTAAGCGCGACCTGGTCGAAAAGCGCTGGCTTGATGATCTGTCGCAATACCACGGGCGTTACTCGGAAAGCCTTATCAAAGAACTCAAAGACGCCCGCAAGTCGACGCTCTATATCAACTCGACGCGGCCTAAAACCAACGCTATGGCGTCACGGCTCTCTGACATGCTGTTCCCAACAGACGATCGCAACTGGGGTATTCAGCCAACGCCAGTGCCGGAACTCACTGTTGAGGCCGAAGCGGCAGCAAGTGCAGCGGCCGAGGCCGAAACAGCGGCGGTTGCCGAACCAGACGATCAGGGGCTGCAACAAGCCGCAGCGCAAGCCGAACAGCGCGCAGACACGGTTCAGGCCATCATGGACGAAGCGCGCAAGCGCTCGCGCGCCATGGAAGAAGAAATCGACGATCACCTGCGCGAGGCGAAATACGCTGCACAGGCGCGGGTTATCATCGACGACGCCTGCAAACTCGGTAGCGGCATCATCAAGGGACCTGTGATCGGCGAGCGCAGCCGAAAGGCGTGGCAACAGCAGGATCTACTCGATGACAATGGTGATGTCCTTGAACAAGGTGGCGGCGCGTTCGCGCTAAACAATGTTGAGGACCCGCGGCCAGTGTTCTGGCGCACCAATCCGTGGAACTTCTTTCCCGATCTCGATGCCACCACCTTAGAGGACAGCGAGGGCAATTTCGAACGCCACCTGATGAATAATAAGCAATTGCGGCGCCTCGCCAGGCAGCCCGGCTTCGATCAGGACGCCATCCGCAGGCTATTGCTGGCCAAGCCCGAGGAATCGATACCTCACTACATCGCCGACATTCGATCAATCACCGGCGCCTACCATGACAGCATCAGCGATCAGTATCATATATGGGAATATCACGGCCCCTTATCGCTGGAAGACATGCGCGACGTTGCCACTTTGATGGCCGACAAGGGCATTCAGGAGGACCTCAAAGAGTTTGAGGCCGATCCGCTGCAGGAAATAGAGGCCGTCGTCTGGTTCTGTCAGGGCGAGATGTTGAAGTTCGGACTGCATTACCTCGACAGTGGCGAGCCGATTTACAGCATTTTCAACCTGGAAAAAGACGACGCCAGCATCTTTGGCTTCGGCATCCCGTACATTATGCGCGATCCGCAGAAAGCCATGGCCGCCGCGTGGCGCATATTGCTGGATAACGCCGGCCTGTCCTCGGGTCCACAAATCGTCATCAACGAGGGCATTATCGAGCCGCAAAACGGTGTCTGGACCCTCGAAGCACGCAAGATATGGCTTCGAAAGAGCGGCGCACCGAAGAATGAAAAGCCCTTTGAGATATTCGAGATACCGAGCCACATCGAACAACTCACAGCACTGATTGAGCTTTGCAAAAAGAACATCGATGAAGAGACCAGCATGCCGATAATCGCCCAGGGTGAGCAGGGCACGCACGTCACCAAGACCGCCACCGGCATGTCGTTGCTGATGAATTCGGTGAATGTGGTGTTCCGGCGCATCGTCAAGAACTGGGACGATGACATGACTACGCCAACCATCCGGCGTATGTACGACTTCCTGATGCAGTTCAGCCCGAAAGAGCATATCAAGGGCGACTTCGAGGTCGATGCCCGTGGTACCTCAGTGCTGTTGGTGCGCGAGATGCAGAGCCAGAACCTGCTGTTATTCCTCGGCAATTTCGCGGGCCATGCGGTACTCGGCAAGTACCTGAAAAAAGACGGCCTGCCGGCACTGAGACGGCTGGCGCAGACCATGATGATACCGGCCGACGACATCGTGAAAACCAACGAGGAAGTAGCACAGGACGAGGCTGCTGAGGCCAAGGCGGACGCGCCACCGAACCCCGAGGTTCTTAAGATCGAAAGCGCGCTCAATATGAAACAACTGGAGTGGGACAGCAGGCTTGAGCTTGCTCACGTGGAGCGCGAAACCGCGCTGATTAAATTAGCGGCTGAGCAAAACATGCAAGTTGACGAACTCCGTGCTAAATTAGATGCTGCACGCGAGGACAGGCGTAGCAAGGAGCGTATGATGGCGGTTGAGGCCGCTGTAACGACAAGGGAAGGCGCCTCGGGTGGAGGGCACTTTTAAGTGAGTCCAGCAAATCATCAAGTAGATCCGAACAGCGAAACCTGGCTCGCCGTCGAAGAGTGGATCGAGATGCGCAATGTGATTCGTCAAAGCACCCTTGAGTGCAGCGGCATGCCCATGGATGATACCGAGAATGCCCGCGGTGCCATGGAAGAACTGAAAGAGCTGCGTCAACTGGGCATTTCGCGGCCGGAGCTGGTGATACAAGAGGCTGGAGACTACTGAGATGTATGCGGCAATGACCAGCGAAAAAGAGTACCGGGCCCAATCGGACCTGGAAACTCTGATCGAGGCAGAGAAGATCAAGCGCGATAAGAAGCGCCTATCAGCCGCCATGAAGAAAAAGCGCGAGATGAAGAAGAACCTCGAGGGCGCTGGCGCGTAACTCGATGAGCAAAGTCACCGCAAAAGCCGATCAAATCAAAGCCCTCGAACAAGAGGACCTTGATTTGATCGACGATGCCCTTGAGGACGAGGGCAAAGACGACACCGAGTTGTGGGATGAACTCGATGCGGCAGAATCCGGCGCTGGCGCCGATACAGCCGCCGATGATGAATCGGCCGCTGTATCCGGTAAAGCCGCGGCAGCTGCGGCATCAGGGGACGACGATGACCCGGGTAAGACGGCCGATGATAAATCGGCCGCGGATCAGTCCGACGGGAAACCGTCCGACGAGCAGGCCGCGGATCAGTCCGACCCGTGGGAAACTGCAACTGAAGAGCAACGGGCCGCATATGACGCCGCCCAAGCTCAAATCAAGAAACTCGAGCAGTCTGATCGTTCGCAACGTGGCCGCCTGGCCGGCATGCAGCGTCGGATTAACGAGATCGGTGGGCATATCGCGCCCCATAAGCCCGCGGCCGCATCAGCCGCCGCCGGCGATGAGGGCAAGACCGGTGATGACAAGGATTTCCTTGCCTCGGATGACTGGAAGTCGTTCCAAGGCGAGTATCCAGAGGTCGCCAAGCCCATGCTGAATCTCGTCTCTGATCTGCGTGGCGAAATCACGCTTCTACGTAAGGAACAGGACGCGATCGGTGCCGATCGCCACCTGGATGCCACGAACGAACAGACTGAAATACTCGAGGAAGAATACCCCGATTGGGAAGAGGTGATGGCCGACGAAGGATTATTGCCGTGGTTGGATTCACAGCCACGACACATCCAAGAGGCTGCCATTCGCAATGCTGAAGAGATCGTGGACGCCGCTGAAGCCGCTGATGTAGTCGGCCGCTTTAAGGCCACCCGTTCTGCCCAGGAAGACGACGGATCTTCCACAGGTACGCTCGATGCTGAGAATACAGGCAAGGGCGACGGAACCACACGGCTCGCTGGCAAACGTAAGCGACAGCTTGAAGCAGCCTCCACCACTCGCACCGGAGGGCCCGGCGCGGCCCACGGTATTCCCGAGGACGGAGACCCGGAGAAAATCTGGGATGCCTTCGACAAGCAGGAGCAACGTCAAGCACAGCGGGCCTGAAACTTCAGGAACGTAAGCCATGACTACTACCCGCTATACCGACGCCGGCGTCAGCCCGCGAACCAATGTCTATGCGGAACGGCAAATGCTGAAACATGCTATGCCGGTCGTTATTCTGGACAAGTTTGGCATGCTGCGACCGATGCCGAAAAACAAGACCCAGACCATCAAGTTTCGCCGGCCGAAGATATTCACGGCAGCGACCACACCACTGGTCGAGGGTGTTACGCCGACGGCGACCCAGTTCAGCTACGAAGATGTCGAGGTCTCGCTGAAGCAGTACGGTCAAGTCGTCGAGGTCACCGATGTCATCGAGGACACCCACGAGGACCCGGTTCTGAACGATGCCTCCGAGCAAGCCGGCGAGAATATCGGTCGGACCCTCGAAGCGCTCAACTGGGGCGTGCTTCGAGCTGGTACAAATGTGTTCTACGCCAACGGCACCGCGCGCACCGACGTCAACACGCCGATCAGCCTCAACAAACAGCGCAAGGTAATGCGAGCTCTGAAGGCGCAAAAGGCCTACAAGATCACGCGCATTCTTTCCGCCAGCGTGAATTACGCGACCAAACCGGTTGAGGCAGCCTATGTTGCCGTGCATCACACCGATGTCGAGCAGGACATTCGTAACCTGGCAGGCTTTACGCCAGTTGCCGAATACGGTCACCGCGCACCGATCAGCGAGTACGAACTCGGTACGGTCGAGGATACCCGTTACATCTGCTCACCGGATCTCGATCCGTTTGCAGATGCCGGCGCCGCCAAAGCCGGCTCCGGCACCACCATGGTGTCATCTGCCGGCACCAGTGCCGATGTGTATCCGGTGCTGTATATCGGCAAGGAATCCTACGGCATCGTGCCACTCCGAGGTCAGGGCTCGGTTTCTCCCACAATCCTGCGCCCGGGCGTCAAGTCGAAGTCTGATCCGCTCGGCCAGCGCGGCTATGTGGGCTGGAAGACCTGGCACGCTGCGGTGATCCTGAATCAAGTGTGGATGGCGCGGCTAGAGGTCGCTGTAACAGAACTGTAAGCAGCCTGATTAAGGCCGCAAGAGGACAGGAATTATGGAATCTTTTAAATCGGGCGAAGTCGTTGGTAACGGCGCCGCCATCAATGTAGAGCTCGGCTGGATACCCGATCGAGTTGAGGTGTACAACGCTACTGACGGTGATGTTTTTACCGTTGGCTTTTGCAACCGGCTGGTGATCCCGTTCTCGGGCGGTGGTACCAACGTACTTGCAGCTGGTGACACCATCACTGGCGCCACCAGTGGGGCTACGGCCGTCATTGAATCAGTGCTGCTGTATTCCGGCACTTGGGCAGGCGGTGATGCGGCAGGCTTCTTTGTCGCTGAGCGCGACAACATCGTCGGCACCTTCCAATCGGAGAACGTGGTAGGCGAGGCGGCGGCGGCGACGGATGACGCGACCGTCACGGTGCAGGTAGAACACGGTTACAACTCCGATACGGAGATTGCGTCAGTGACCACTACCTCTGCACTGCTCGGTTACGTCGGTGCTTCGGGGTCGAACTCCAAGGGCTTCACTATTGGAAGTGTGGTAGCTGAAGAGGCGAAACTCCTGCGCTGGTGCGCCTGGCGTAACGACCGGTAATTATGAGGACGGCCAGCTTTGGCTGGCCGCTTTCTGCTTTTACTAAAGGAACAGCATCATGGCATTGACAACCGCAGAAGCACTGCAGCACGCTCAACAGGCGGGCCGCGGTAATCTCAATTCGCTCGAAATCCTGCTGAACTCGATCGTTGTGGGTGAGGCCGGTGCAGAACTTCAATTTCTCGATGGAGTTGTAGCTGGTGTCGGCGCAGCCAGTAAGGCCGTTGTGCAGG